GTAGAAGTAAAATCAGATAATGATTTAAGGTGATTTAAGTTTGATTTAAAGGCATCAAATGCTTCAGATACCTGCTCTATCTTTTCTGGGCGCGCAGATTCATAACTCTCCTTTACCTCATCCAAGGGAGTTTTTTTATTATTACCAAAAAAATCTGAAGGCTTCTTTAGTGCCACGTTTAATATATCTCCTCTATTTTACTATTTATTGTCCTCTTTTAATCCATCTTTGAGCATTTTTGCCAGATCTGCTGTTGACCCAACAAATAATGCATTATTAACAGTTGATGGACCTTTGATTTTTTCCTCTGTTTCAATATCTTTAAGTTTCTTCTGCAGATCTAATAATTTATCAGTTGCATCAGCAACGTTCTTAATTAACTGACCAGCAACTTCATATGCTCTTGGCATTTCACTTTCTTGGGCAAGTTCAAGAACACCGTTGAGAGCTTCTTGTCCCTTTTCAATAATGGAATAAAGATTACCTCTAGTATACTCGTAATCTTTTTTTATGTCATCAACACTCTCTTTAACTTTTTCAATTTTACTTTCAATTACTTCTGGTTTAATCACTTCACCAGAGGTATTGAAAGTATCATTAAGTTCATCAAAATTTTTTGTCATTTTCATCAGAACGAACCACTAAATCCAAAATCATCTCCAACTTCAATTAATGCATTATCTGCAGCATCAATAATAAAGATTTCTTCTCCTGTCAAGTGATCAGTAATAGTAGTTCCATCTTGACCCCTCTTCACGTTAAGTCTATTTCCAGTTATCTTCGTGATGAAGATTTCTTCTCCATTGAGATCAACATAGGTATTTTCAGTAAGTCCACTGGCATCAGCAACATTGAATGCTGTTTTTGTTTTTGTAATATCTTCTGCCAGTGTTGTTGCTGCGTTTCCAGTATAATTTTTGATTGCTCTTGGTTCGACTGAGTAAGAAACTTCTCTGATAGAGTTTGAAGTGTCTGTGCCTGTAAGGTAACTGACGGTAGCCTTTTTGATGATATCCTTGGTTGCAGCAGATGCAGGACCAAACAGATATGTTTTTGCAGTAAATCTTAAAGTATAGAGAAGAACTCTCCTGCTAGAAAAGTCTCCCTCGTAGTCATCCTGCATGGTAATATTTTCTAGGACAACAGGAATATCCCTCTTTTCTTGTAGTGCTTCAACCAGTTCTACGGTGACGTTATACGCAGGTTGAAAGTATGGTAAAATCTGTTCTACAATTTGAAGTGCATCATCATTTAACTTACTCATGATGGCAAGTTCAAATTGCATGTTATATGGGACTGGCATATATGCCTTTTTTGTTTCAGTCCCATCATTAGGATCCTTTACAGTAAAAGTTTGAGTTGTTGATACTTTTCTACTAGGATCATAAGTTAGTCCTGTAAACTCAAATGACATTCTCGGAAGAGTAATAGCAAAAGGTTTGTTAAGATCCGGAGATTGTTCTATTCTTGCTAGAAATTTTTGAGTAGGACCGTATGCCAGAGGAACTTTTACAACACTAACAACATTATCATCAGTATCTTCATGTTTTATTGAAATGTTATTAAACAGAGTACCAAAAGAGATAATGGTTCTCCTCAAAATTTCGTTGTAAAAATATTCAAACATTTTTAAAGTCCTACAATATCTCTATATTAAGATATTTTTATTTAGGGCATACCGAATGGGTTCTGCTCAGAGAAGTCAATAATAGAATCCGCTTCAATTTCTATATTAATATTATCAGCAAATCCGTCATCCGCAGGTTGTGCATCTGCTACTCTCAGTTCATATGCTGCACCAGAAGTTTGACCAGTAATAGTCTCTCCACGGGTAAACTCTCCAGTCACTGTGCCAACTTCAAGTTCGTTTGTTGAGGAATTCCAAACTCTAACTCTTGCTGTTGTTCCACTAGATGATCCGACAACTATTTCATTGAATTGGAATGTTCCAGATCCAGAACTACCAGATGTTGCGATAGACATTGTAGGAGCAACAGAGTATCCAACACCAGCATTTGTTAGGAAGATGTTTGAGATCGTTCCAGCAGCACTTACAACTGCTGTTGCAGCAGCAGATACAGTTGTAACACCAGATTCAAACACTTCATTAGTAAACGTGATCGTAGGAGGAGTTGTGTATCCAGATCCGCCGTTTGTAATAGTAACGATTCCAACAACACCATCACCAATCGTTGCGGTTGCAGCAGCACCAGTTCCACCTGATCCACCACCAGTAAATCTAACACCTGGTGCTACAGTATATCCAGCACCAGAATTTGCTACATCAACTCTCTGAACAGATTGGTCCCTTGGATTAGCATTTAAATTGCATACATTGATACCACCAATCATAGTAGCAATACCGACTGCTGTAGTCCCTCCTGAAGGGGCAGCAGAGACAACTACAGTTGGTACACTACTATAACCACCACCTCTGTTTGATATTGTGAATTGTCTTACACCACCATCAAATATAGCAACAGTTGCAGTTGCTTGAACAGCAGAACCAACCAGAGTTAGTGTCTGTGTAGGACCTTGAATGGTGTTGATGCCATCATCAGTTTGTCCATCATATTCTTCACCAATAAGGTTATTGTCAATATCATCTATACCAGTTGCAATAACTTCGTCTTCCAGACGGAAGAGTTCACAATACAACTCATAAACATAAAGGTTCTGTAACTGATAATATGGTTTTGCATATTCAATATCTTTGATTTCATAAATTCTATCATCAAGAGGAAACCAGATAAGATCTCCACTTTTTGGTCTGGTAGATAGTTTTACGTTCGATTGATCTTCAATTAGTGGAGTAATATAGTTTTCAAATCTTTCTCTAGAAATAATGAGTCTTACTTCATCTTTTGACTCAATTCCAAACTTTGAAAGAATGTTTCCAGCACCAGAATACTGATCATAATTATCAACGTAAGCTTCTAAGGGGAGTGCCATATCAAATTTTGATTGCACAACCTCTCTTATGACAGTGTTTTCTGTCAGATACTTTCTTGGTAGATAAAAAATATCTACACCATACATCCTCAGTTGTTCATTAATTAAATCCTGAACAAGGTTTTGTTCACCCCGAGTACCCTGAGTAAAGAATGGATTTAACATGATATCAACCTATCATATCGTATGGAGGAAGTTCATAAGTATTAGACATTTGCTCTCTGATCACTTCCAAGTCTTTCTGAGCATCATCATAGATCTGACGACCATTCAATTCAATTCCACCAGGTAATTTAACTCCTTGAAATTTAATCAAGTTTTGCCCCCACTGTCTTTTAACAAGTGCAGTTACATACTTCTTTAGGAAAGAGTCATTCCAAACTCTTGAATATGAATTTGGATCCAACAAACGATAACAATCAATGATAAGGTAGTCATCTTTTGTAGCAGATCCCCAATCAAAATCTAAATATAATCTATCTTGTCTTTGATTAAATCTGATGAATTTATCAGTAGTTAATGCAAAATCAATATCTTCAAGATATCTCTTAGTCATTGCATAAGTTAATATTTCAGTAGATCCCCAATAGTAAATATCATTTAAGAACAACTGATATTTAACACTGAACATGTTATTGGTTACAGTGTTTGATCCATCAAATTTGAATACTTTCGTTATTCCAATAATTTCTGGCGGAACTTGAAGATAGTTACTATTCTCTTCAAACGAAAAAGTTACGGAAGATCCATCAATATCAGAAGTTGCAGTTGAGGTTGTAATACCAGCAGCATTATTGCTACCACCTCTTGCTCTTCCTCTATCAATATCTTCTTGTGTTATTTTATATTTTAAAAATGTCTGAGTTACACCATCAAAGTGTCTCTCTTGAAAATATTGTAAGGCATCATCAACCAGGTCGTCTATTTGCTCATCGGCAACATTAATCTCAAGCACTGGTGCTCCCAGTTGCCTTTTGCAATAATTAATTAAATCTGTTCTACTTGCCGGTTGTGCCATTTATTCCACAAGTTTCCTAAGTGTATTTAGGTTTAAGAAGAAATCGTATTATAAACATATGCATTTCCCCGAACCAAAGGATATGTTGATGATCCAACTGTGACTAATACATCATAAACGTATCTACCTTCTGTGAGGTTACCAGTTTCTGTATCTGTCAAAGAAATTTTCATTACACCATCATATGCACTAGTAAACCCAACAGTAAACGTATCAGATGCACCAAGAGTTGCTCCAACCGCGATACTCTTTGATAATGCACCTGCACCTGAATATCCTGTTAAATCAAAAGCAGAACTTGATGTTGTTTTAACATTAAATATGGTAGAAAAATCTGTTCCCCCATATATTGTTAAATTAGCACCGTATGGAACTCCTGAGTCTGGATCGAAAGTAATATTTTTAGATGGCATCTGGAAGTCCTATTACCGACATTGTTTCTTGTTGTTTATAATAAAGTTTACAGAATGATTTTGCAATATTCTTAAGGGTATCATGATCATTACAATTATCTATATCAGTTGCAATCTTTTGATATGCAAAACTCTTTGATAAGTTTGTTAGTTCAATGCTATCAGGATCCATGTAATAACTCCTTTAGTAATGACTTGATTTCATTAAGTTCACTCTTTACATTAGCAAGATCTTCTTCCATTGTCTGTACTTTCTGATTCTTTTCAGTTTTCACGTCACGTCTTGAAAGATACTGTGTATATTCCAAATTATTTACATTAACGATTGCGTTGGTTTCAGGATCTCTTGCGAGATCCTTATGACCCTCCATTTCGTAAAATTCCATATTATGCTAAGGCAATAACTCTAAGTTCTTTCACTCTTGGTACAAAGCACTGACTTGTAGATGTCAGAGCCAGTTTGATTCTATATGTTCTAAATGATGGTAATCTGTCAATGGTAAATGTATATTCCCTATAGTCAAGTTCTCTGTTCTCAAAGGAGAGAGTGCTTGACTTAGTTATGAATGAATCAGATTCACCATTATTGTTTTCAGATGCAATAATTTCTCCTCTTTCATTAAGGTTTGCATATCCGGGGAAAGGAGTAAATACAGGAACTGATCCTGGTTTGTTATTAGTTGCAAAGAATGCTCTAATATCAGATGCCTCGTTAATATGAGCAGAAACAATAACTTTTATAGAAGATGCTGGGTTTTCCAGAATAATTTCTTTAGAAAGATATTGGAAAGCTGTTGGATCTTCAGTAGCACTATTTACTCTAGAGTCTGTCGCATAGTTTGTAATAATATTATTTACTCTATTAGAAGTGAGAATTGCATTTACTCTTTGACCATCAATAACAGGACTTAAACGACTATCTGTAGATGAAAGGAAAAGTCTCATCTGCATTGACTTACCACCAACAATATTGGTAAGTTGTGCATCTTCGTTTACCTTAGAAGCAATCATTCTTGGGGTATCAAAATAATTCTTTTGATTTATAGTGATGTCTTGGAATCCAGCATCAATAAATGGTAGTTCAGTTCCACTAAAACTTTGAGAAGTAATTGTTCTAAGTTCACCTGTAATACTAGTTCCAGGAACAGTTACATTTTGAACTTGTGGAGTGATGATTTCAAACGGCATATTTTGAGATGCTCTAACTCTAGATCCTCCAGTAGATCTATCACCTGTTATATAAAGTTTGGGGAATCCAACATCAGTGCTTCTGTCGGTTCCTGTTGTTGCACTAGTATCAATCTTAACTTGATAACTATCAAATGTAAACGGATCAAGTTTAGTAACATCACTCAACGAATGAGTTCTGTTGATTCTATTAAGATTAATTCCACCAAGTTCATACTTATAGACAGGAGTTCCAACAGGATATGTTTTCGGATTAGTTCCTCTTACAATATTTCCACCAATGCTATTTCCAGAAACATTAGTATATTCAATAATCTCATCTCCAATTAAGAGATAACCTACATTAGTTGTTCCAACTCCAACACCTTCAAAAGTTGAGAATGTTGTTGCACCACCAACTGCAATCTGACCGGTAGATGTAGATGAGTATTCTGCAGTCAACTTAGTTGGTTTTATATCAGGATGAACACCAGATATACTTACAAGGTTATCAGAGAAATACATTCCATGATTCTGATGATTGACTTTAAAGTGCAATCCATCTGAATCAGTTTCAATATTTGTGATTTGAACATCTCCACCAGTACCAAGTCCAACAGCACCAGATGAATTAAGTTCGGTAGAAATACCAGAACTATTAAAGAAGAATAGTGTTTTTGCTGCTCCAACAACAAACTCACCTTGAACATTGTTCAGAATAAGTTCGTTAGTGTGTCCAATTCCTGCGATTGTAAGTCTTGCATTTCTACCAACAGATGCTGCTCCAATAGTATCGATTCCAACAACATCACCGACCTGATATCCAGAACCACCAGCATTATTAATGGTGGCACCAGAGGCAACAATACTACCATTTCTAATAGTAATATCTGCGGTTGCTCCTCTTCCATGACCAGTTAAGGTGATAAGATTAACACCAGTAAATGTTTGACCTCCATCAGCAGGAGTGTAACCCAGTCCAGCATTACTGATTGAGAGATCTCCTACAGCAGATCCTGCGACCCCTACAAGGTCTCCAGTTGCATTTGTTCCTGCTTGGAAGAATGTGTTACCAAACTCATATGAATCTGCTACTGTAGTGCCAAGACCAACTCTAATTGATCTGGACTGAAGAACAATAGGATCAGGAGTAAGTTTTGCAATCTGTGCATTTCCTCTTGTAAGTTCTGGACTGTAGAACTCAACAGACCCAGTATCAAGGAAGTCTGCTCTATAAAGAGTAAACTTAAGATCTTCCCACTGACTTGGTTCCCATGTAGAAGCATTCTGTGATTTAAACAAAGATCCAAGATATGGTTGATTAGAGATAAATGTATCTGTCAGGAGATCATTCTCACCAATTCTAGAGATGTAAACACTATACTTGGTAGAGTTAGATGCTAAACATACAGCATATTCAGTGCCACCTTCAACATATACAGGTGCTTTAAATTGAATATTAGTCGCAATCGATCCGTCAGACGATGTTTGAATATCATCTGGATCTAAAACAACTTCAGAGAATGGAAGAACTTTTGCCGAGGGAGATCCATTTATCATCGTCCTTAATTGGAAGACAACAGGAATATCCATGTCATCTTTGGATCTAAAGAAAACATCACAACTGGTCAAGAATACTCCAGTTTCATCTTCTACCAAGAACGACTGTGCAAGTGGATCATACCAAGTAATGATTGTCTGAGTCCTTGTTCGTGAAGAAACAACTCTGCTAGCAGTAATCTCTGTTCCAAGATCTCTGTTAACATTTCTACTCTGGAACTCGTTCTTCAGTTCAACTCTTGCATTTCTAACAGAAATAATATTCTCTTGAACTGTTTCTAGAGTACCAGATGCACTAAATGATTCTTCTGCAATAGTGCTTGCATTATCTTGATTGTTGTCAATATCATTAGTAAGAGTGAATGTTTTAGTTCCACATTCAAATCTTGGGAAAGTAATGTTATTAGGATCTGGAATGTAGTAACTACCAATAAGGGTAGCAGAAAGATCGGAGATCAATCTAACATTTTCAACAGTAGCAATAGCACCACTTGTTGATCCAACTAATGTCATTCCTTCCTTTACCCAACCATAGAAGTCACCTCTTGCTTGAGATGCAAGAGAGAATGTATCTACATTAAGAATAGTGGAAGTAGAAGAGTAGGATGCAGATAATGGAATATTTAAATATGGATTTTCTGGATAAGTTTTAGTGGGAGCATCATAAGGACCCTCTCTATGGTTTGATTGAGCAACTCTGAATCTAATATTTGCATTTGATTCTGCAGTAGTTTCACCACGACCAATTGTTCCCATCTCACCAACAACTGTTTCACCAACCTGGAAAGTTCCAGATGTCATAGTGATTTCTAGAAGTTTAGGGACACAATATTCTGTAATATCAACACCATCAAAGAATCCATACATTCTAGTGAGTGGTTTCATCTTCTTAGAAACAAATTCAACATTTCTAGATCTCATGTATGGGATGAGATCTCTGCTGACTACTCTGTCTCCAACAGACTCCATATCAAACTGTTCAGTAACAATAGTTCTGACACCAGATCTTGATTCAGTTCCAAATTCTCTGGTTGTTCTGAGTTGTTCTTCAATAACCTGGTCAGTTACTTGTCTTGTTTGTGTAGATCTTCTTGCTCTACCACCAGGACCCTGACGGTGAATAACATCGGGACCATTTTGAATAACTCTTGTTCTAGTTGAATCTACAACTTCAATACCAGTCCAGTTTGTTTCCCAAGAATCCCAAATCATAGGACCGAATCCTGTTTGAGGATCAATTACTCCAGCTTCAACATTATCGTTGAATACTTCGTTATAGTTACCTTCAGTTTCGATAATCTTTGCTTCAAGTCTATTGGTATCAACCCAGTTATCAGATGCTGGAGTAAGTTCTATAGTTCCATTCCAGAAACTGATAAGGAAAGGAGTAACACTTTCAGTTCTTGTAGCAAAGTTCTGTTTGATATATTCAACTTCAGAATAATCAAGAGTTACAACATCATTTTGCTTTCTTGTATTATTACCTTCAATATCCGCAAAATCTAAATCGGCAGTGGGATCTGTATCAACAACAGGACCAAATATCAAATCAACAGAGTTTGTATAGTGTCTTGGTCTCAGTTCATTAAATCTTCTGTCAATGGAATTATTGACACGAATTCCAAGTTCTTGTGCTTGGAAATCATTGAAGTTGTCAACAAAGAAACCAGACTTGAATCTATTCAAACCATTGTCATCTGGAACAAAAAAGTTTGCAGTCTCTTTTTCAAGAAGAGATAATGTAGTATAATATTCAAGACTCTTAATTCTATCCTCAAGTTTTTTGATATCTTGCATTTGATATCTCTTATGTTGCATAAAAGATAGAGATGCTTGACTTGGATCATAGAGGAATGGTGGAAGATTAACCCTACAGATTTCAATTGCATCATCGATTGGATCAGGTCTATCAGGAACATCAGAAGGAGTTCCATACATTATCTGGAATTTACCTTCTTTTGTTAAGTAAACTCTATCAATTCTACCTTGATAGTAAGAAATATCTGTTAATATAGCTTCATCAGATGCCAGTATAGTATTTGCTGATTGACCAGATGCAGTAAATGTTCTACCAAGAAATTCTAGAGGAGATCTAGTATTAGTTGAGGCAGTAACAAATGTGGAAACTCTAGGTCTGATATCAATAATGTCAGAATTTCTATTAATGTCTATATTTTTAATTTCTGTTGCATAATTAAACTGATCATAAGAGTTCACAGTCGTTATGTCACCATCATCTGTTGAAGAGAAGGAAGCATTCATGAAGTAAATCTTCAATTGCTTAGTAGGTGTAGAAGAGTCTGCTTTTCTTTTTATTCTTCCATGATCGTAGAAAGTTTTTTCCTGACCAGTTTGGAAAGAATAATTTGATGAAACATTAAAACTTGGTGTTACTAATGTTGAAATAAGTGCAGACGCTGCAGATTCATCAAATTCAACAGTTTCTCCCTCAATAAAACCAATTTCGTTTTTGTAAATAAAAGAAATATTAGAATTGTCTAATTTTTCTGCCACGATTGCAACAGCACCACTCGTTTGACCAATAAATCTCTCACCTATTAAAAGTTCTTGAGTTGTAGTTGATGTGGTATTAATTGCTTGTAATGTGACTTGTGGGCAAGATGCTGTTGAAGTGTCTGCAGATTCAAAGATTCCATGAATTTGAATAACATCAGGAGTATTCAGAGAAATAACTTCATCTTCAACTCTAGTTCCGAATGGGAAAGACCCATACGTCAATCCATTATTCAGAGTTGTTGTTCCGATTCCAGATCCAACTAACTTAGATTTATCAATAATTATTGAACTAACTCTATTTTTAATCTTTTGTTTTGCTTTTGGTTTGATTTTTCTTAGAGAAGCAATCAGAGTAGCACCACTATTTGATCCCAAATCACGAATCTGTAATGTTTTGCCATTGGGTGAAATATCCAATTGATCACCATTTAGAGATTCGGTTGTCCCATCATCTCTAATTAAAAGATATCTTTCTTCATCGAATGGTAAGAAAGTTTCATTTGTTCCTGCAACCACTTGGGTAGAGAGCTCATTACTTGCGATAGTTACATCAAAAGTTTTTCTAATCGTTAATGATGCATCATCAAGATTTACATTAGATACATTTATCTTTGGTAATGCAGTAAATAAAGAGTCATCTGAAGATGATGCCAGATCTGTTGTAATGACTTTAAAATCAGTTACGTTTAATGCTGCAGAAGGAAGAAGACCACTAGAAATTCCTGCAACTGCCGTTACACCTTCAATTTCAATATGTGTGGTTCCAACACTAACAACTCTAGCTACAATTGGATCTTCTGTAAGAAGTCCACCGGTGGTATTGTCAGTATATTCAATCAGATCATTCTCTTTCATCAGAGTTCCTGGGAATGCAGGATTATTGCTTCTTACAGTACTAACTCCTCCAGAGAGAGGACTTACTGTTGCAATTCCAATGGTAAACTTAGTTGACTGAATTACATCCGCACTGAATGTGTTGATACCCACTGACGAATCAGTTCCATCATATCCAACCATTCCATAAACAGACTTTGCATCTGAAATATTGTGTTCAGTGACGGCAATAGCAATCCTTCCATCATCAACACCATTAAAGATGAGTCTCTCATTTGGTATGAAAGATCCTTCGGATTCATACACTGTAAGTGCAGTTCCAGCACTAACTGCATGTCTCAAGAATCCTGTTGCCCCACTGTTAGCACCTTTTACAAAGGTTGGAGTTGATAATGTGTGAGCTTGATTTATTGAGATATCTACGTTAGTTTGAACGTCATAAAGTGCAAGATTCCATTCGTTTAGATTTCCATCAGATGTATTATATGAACCAGACTCTAATCTGAAATCATAAACTCTAGCAACTCCAACTTCATTGCCTGGGAGAGTTTCTTGATTAGATCCTACTCTTTGATCTCTAAGACTTACAAAATAGGTATTTCCTAATCCAACGGTTGGATTTCTATAAACTCTATTAAGTCTTAAAGTAGGACCAGTATTGTAAATTATGTTTTGGTCTTCAAGTGTTCTAGTTGTTCTTGGTTTATCTACATCAAGATATACTGCGTTTAATGATTCAATCTCATAACCTTTTACATATGCTTTTCCAGGAGAGATTTTATATAACGCAAGATCATCAGAAACAGTCACTCCACCTGGAGAAAACTGTCCTGTATTGAAAATTCCACCATTACCAACTCTATCATTTAAAGAGTTTACGACAGTAACATCAAATGGTTTAACATAATAATGACCAGATTCATCAAATGTTCTCCTAGCAAGGACATCTGTTAAGTCACTAAATCCTATACCACCACCCGCAATACTCTTTCTTTTGTTTATTTGAAGGACACCGTTAATGACAGTGGCAAGCAAAATAAAGTTATCATCATTAAAATCATCAAGTGCTTTTTTATGAAGTCTTACACTAATTCTTAATCTATCTGCTCCAGGCGCAGCATAGTTATTAAATCCTTGAGAATTATCATTTAACTCTTCATCAATATCCGCAGTGACAATACTCTCATCAATCAACAAACCAATTCTGTAATTTGGTAAATTTGAATATTGATCTAGGATTAAAGTCTCTTTGTTTACATTTATAAAGTTCCCTCTAATAAAGTAAATTCCATTTTCAATTTGAAATGAAGATCCAGTTGCTGCTGCAGCTTGTGACAGTGTTGATGCAAGAGGAGTTCCTGGAGATATAGTAGAATTTCCAAGTAAACCTGAGGATAAAGATTCATTACAGGTCAATACTTCTCCATCACTAAAAACTTGTGTAGAATTGTTAGTAGTGCTGGAGGTTAAGTAATTGATGTATAAGGTTAAATTACCTCTCTCAGAGTCTTCTGGAAGCAAAACACTATCAACAAATGCAGTTACTCCAGAAGTTTGTCCTGTTATCTTTGTTCCTATTAATTGATCTGCATATGCAGCAACGGGAACACCCTGAAAAGTATTTTCTAACTGAACACAATAATATATCTGACTATATCCAGTATTTCCTGGAATTACTTTAGACCCTTCTTTGAAAAAGTGTTGTCCAAATTTTTCAATTTGATTTTGCAGTATCGATTGAAGAGTTGTTAACTCTCTAGCCTGAACAGGAAATCCTGGCTTGAATAATACCTTATGATAATCGTTCGTTGCATCAAAATCGTCAAAATATGGTGCTACGTTGAGGTTAGTCTGTTGTGGCATAATTCTTTAGAACTGCAAAATAACTTTTATGTCTTCTTTTTGATTCGATGACCGTGTTATAGACGGTCTATTATCAACGTAAATGATACTGCCAGAGTGTGCTTTAACTTCAGGATTGGCAATACCGCTAGCAAAAGTTTGACCAAGATAATATGTACGATTATTTATTACGGTAGTTATACCTGAAAAAGCAGTATCAATTGATAGATCTTGACCAGTTGTTGGAGATATAACTAAAGACCCACCAGTTCCTGGAGAAGAAGAAAACTCAGTAAGGTCAAATCCATATGTAGGTTGAGTTTGTGCTGTTCCTACAGTATTAAATCCTGCAAGTGACCTATCTTGCCAGAACTTCAGAACACCAGTATTTTGATCATAACTTACAACTCTTCCAACTGCTGTGGTGCCAGTTGATACTGTTTGAGTGAAGTAAGAGTCTCCAGAGAAAGTTGCAGTACTGTATCCAGTTCCAACTAACTTTAAAGCACTGAGAGCACTTGCTTTATCTGCAGAAAGAAGAGTTGTTGATCCAAACTGTTGAGGATTTTCAACAACACCAACTCTTGCAATTTGATTTCCTGTTATAAAGTCTGGATTTGTGCTATCATTTTCAATTCTAGAGTAAAGAAGAACATTATATGCACCCAACTCTCTATAAATGTTTGCACCATGACCACCTTGAGGTGGAATAATAACATCAAAAGTTGGTCTTGTAGTTCCTGTTGGAACTCCACCGGCAACTAAATCTACATTTCCATATGTGTATCCAGATCCTTGATTAGAAACAGTTACAGAACTTACTTGTTGATTTGCATCAACAACAATTGTACATTCTGCTCCAGTTCCATCACCTCTGATGGGAACGGAAGTATAAACACTGTTAGCAGTTCCAAGACCGACACCCTTGTTAGTAACAGTTACAATTTTGATTCCACCGTCAACAGCATTATCTCTGACCGCAGCATTTTCTGTTCCGGTTAACCAATCTGTCGGAACTGGCATGAAGTCTGTTGATTCAAATCTAACGACTTCACTTGGTTTAATTGTGTAAAGGTATTTCCAAATATATCCATCACCACTGGTTCCAGCAGATCTTGGTTCTAAATCGGTGAAAGTTGGTTCATCCAAAGATGGTCTGCCTTCAGTATTATCTGGATCAGTACCATTCTGTAAACAAATATAAACTCTGAAATCACTATTTAATACAACATAGTTTGATGAATAAAGATTAGTTGCTCCAGAAACTTTTGCTGTGTTTGATCTAGAATAATCATGTCTATACATGTCATAAGTCGTTCCAGATGCCCAAGTTCTTTTTGGAATGACTTGTCTAGCATCAGCAGTGTTAATTTTCTTCAACGCCACCATCGTATTCCAGTAATCATTCTCCTGATCAAAATTGTCCTTGGGAGCAGGTGGATCGGAATCCCAATCAGTTTGATAATCTGCAGGATTAGTCAGACCAATGAACGAATAATAAGAATTGTTGGAATTAGAGACTCCAGCAATAAAATTACCAGCATTTAATATTCTAATCTGATCAGTTATAATAGCAGCCATTTTGGACAGAGTTTTTCTTTATTTATTAGTGATTAAACGATATAATTTTTAAATTTCAAGAAGTTTGATCTTGTCACTAATGTTGATGTAGAAATTCCAGTTCCTTCAGAGATTCCAATACCACCTAAGGTATATGCATTGTAAGAATTCAACTCTGCTCTTGCGGTAACATCTATTCTTCCCCAACTGAAAGATCCAAAGTTATCAGAAGTTGTTATTCCTGAGAATCCATAAACAAAGTCATCAACTTTAACAAACAATCTTCTTACATATGTAGATATTCCAGAAACACTAGTTGAGATAGATTCTGCACTAGCAACTTGATAAACATTATCTGCAAATGAAGTTCCTACTCCAACAGTATTTCCAGCACTATCAAGTGAAGTTACTGAAGTTGATCCAAGTCCAACATTAGAGTTTCTAATAATAAAGTAGTCATTAGCACTAATAGAACTTATAGTTAATGCTGTTCCAGCAATAGAGGAATCTCTAAGGAAAGAATCATATGGAATATGAATATCAAATATAAGTTGAGTAGTTCCAACCCCAACAGCAGTTGTTCCAAATCCAACAATGATTCCATTATCACCAGAATAAGAAGTTACACTTACTTCTTCTTCTGAATAAGTTGGAGGAGAAATAAGAACCGTTGGTGGATTTGTATAAGTGTATCCCACACCTGGATTTGTAATAGCAACTCCTGTAACTGTTCCTCCAGCACTAATAGAAACATTACCAAATGCTCTGGTAGTTGTTCCAACACCAACAGTTGAACCAAAACTTACAGTAGCAGTTGTATATCCAACACCACCATCAGAAATAGTGACAGAAGAGATAGTGCCAAATCCAGAAACAACTGCAGTACCAGCTGCACCTGTCTTAGTTTCTTGTCTTACAAACTTAATTTTCTTTTGGAAATCTAAATCTGTATCATTCTCATTTTGAGAGTTAAAGATAGGTCTTAAATTATCAACATAGATTGCTGTTGATCCCACTCCAACAGACTTGATGAGATATGCACTTGGATTAATAACAGGTTCGTACAATTCTCTATCCTTACCAACACCGATTTGATTGATAAAGATATCTTCTGTTTGACGACACCAATCAACAGGTCTTTCAAGAGTAACATCAACAGTGTTTCCTGGTCCCTCATAAGGATTTGTATCTACCGTGCTAGTAGATTTGACCAATTCTACTACTCTTTCATCTTCAGTTAAGTATGATGCTTGTCCAATTGATCTGTCACTCTTAATTTGTAAAGTATCACCTTTTTTCACTGTTTCAATCACATTTCTAAAGATAACATCAGTGTCACCACTTCCTTTATAGAATAGAATGTTTACAGTATCACCTACCTTCAGAGCCTCAGTAAATACAACTGTGCTTCCTCCATCAAATGTATAACCTTCACCAGGAACCTGGAGTATGTTGTTTACAAATATGAGAAGAACATCTTCAACATTGATCTTAGAACCTTTTGCTGCAACAATAGAAACAATAGATCCAGATAATGTTAGTGGGAAGTCTTTTCTCACTCCATCAATATATTCATCAATTCTATCTAAAACCTGCAATGTTCCCACTGACCATCCAGTAAACTCATCATCATGAATTTCATCAATTGTAATTTGGAACTCATTTCCAGAATAAGATGAAGTTGTTGGAATACCAGTTGTCCCTCCAATTGCAACGGTTAGTATTTCACCATTACCATATCCATAACCAGTATTATTGATTTCAAAATCAATCACACTAGATCCTTGACCAACAACGATGTTTGCTGTTGCATGTGTTCCAAATCCACTTACAGAAGAAGAACTATACACCAAATCCATATTAGAATAACTTAGTGGATCATCAAATACAACATATGGAACATTAGTTGTTGTATATCCTGTTCCTGGATTAGTAATTGCTACACTAACAATATTACCATTACTGATAGCAGCAGTTCCAATGAACTCAATACTTGGAGTTCCTGAAGCAGAAAGTCCAACACCAACATTTACAACCGTTTGAATTCCAGATCTATATCCAGATCCACTGTTTCCAATACTAATAGATTGAATCGTTCCAAGACCAGATACGATCGCGGTTCCTCCAGCAGCAACTAATGGTTGGTATCCAAATCCTTCAGTTGATGCTACAGAGATAATAATACCACCTTTTGGATAACTAGAAATTCCAACATCAGGACCTAATGGAACTGTATTGGTTCCTTGGAATGTAATAGATGTAATACCCGACTGCTCACTTAAAACATATTGATCGGAAATTCCTGGTGACTGGAATACATCATTAACAAGAATGATTGCGTTCTCTGTAGAAATGCCAGATATATCAGATCCATCTTGCTTGAGAGTGAACTCATTTTCAGTAGCATTAAATTGATCTGAAATATTATCAAAGATATAGTTCTTATAATAAGTCTCATTTGACGTATCAGGAACACCCGATCTCATAAACGATCTACCTTGGAAACTTGAAGAGGTAGTAATACCTGTCCAGTCTCTTTCATCAGGTGGATTTGTAGTTGATCCAATTGGAGTATTTCCAAATGGTGCCTCTGCAAAATTGAGCACATTATCTACAATATTGTAATTTCCTACAATTTTGGTAACTAAATCACCAGTTGCCGCGGTTCCAATTCTAGTTCCCAACCACTCTCTACGAACTCTAACAAAGTTTGTACTACCAATACCTACACCTTCAATTTTCATAACCTCATCACCAATCTTAATAAGATCAGAACCGAAGAAGGATGTTATTCCACTAAACTCTAACAAGTTATCTACTGATAACATTTGATTAGCAAGTGTCGTAGTAATTGCAGTAGAAACTATTGGAGATTGAATAATATTATCAAGAGCAACAATAACCTTAGCATTTTGATTAGTTGATATAAATCTGTGCGATGTACCAATACCAACACTTTCAAGTTCAACTACCTCGGGAATAGACTTCAGAGCATTTTCTGCACTGGCTGCAATTTTGATAGTATTATCATCGACCTTAACTGCAAAAAGATTTTCTCCTGGAAGGAAAGTTGTGTTTGCAGCACCAACAAAACTAGTTGTGCCGATTCCAATAGCAGAGGATGCAGTTCCAACATGAACATACCTTAGTTTCTCTCCACTAACAAAGAAGTGATTTGGGATTCTAATAGTATTATTCGTAGTGTTAGCAATACCTGCATCATTTGCTTCAAAATATCTTTCAAAGATTGGAAGATTTTCATGCTGTAGTTCAAATCCTCTCTTGATGTCTGACTCTGTTCCTTGATAAGAACCTAAATCACTGTTAATTGTTGCGTTAGTAAAGTCAATTTCATTGGACAGTGATGTATTTTCATTTAAAGTTAATGCATTCATGTATACATTAACAACTGTGTCAATACTTGCATTTGGTGTGAATACAAGGGAAACGGTCCCTGCTGCAGAAACTCTAGATCCAAATGTTCCCAATCCAGCACCAGTTTCTACTACTCCATATTCAGTATCATATGTTTCATAAGTACCAGTTGAGGAAACATAATCATCAATAACGATAAGTTCAGATAGTTGAGTTTCAGAATTAGTAGTATCTGCAACTTGAGCAATAAAGTAAGCACAATCATAATCATTTGGATACTCAGCAACAGTGGTAATACCAGGAGATCCTGAAGCAGAAATGCTAGTTGTTCTAGCCTCAAGTCTTGATCTTGTAAGATCAACGGTCCCAATACCAGTGAAGGTATTTGAAGAAAGTCCTACTTGAATAGTGTTAATTACACCTGTAGTTGCAATACCAACGGAAGTTGGAATAAAGTCAACATTTAAGGAAGATCCACTAAAATATGCATGATATGTACCAAGTCCAGTTGCAGAATATCCACCAAGATTGGTAGTCAATCTACCATATTCCATCATCTCAATATCTGCTCCATTATGAACAATATTAAGTTCTACTGCTTCAAATTCTTCATTTCTAGTCAAATCTGGATTTATATTGACCAGAACTTTAACACTAGAGTGAGTGTCTCCAATTGAAACAATAGTAGTAGTAACACCAGATGTTACCGGAGAACTCTTAGTTTCAATAGTTACTACTCCACCGATACTTGTAGTTCCTATTCCAAGGAAATTATCATTTAAATTATATGAGAAAACACTAAGATCATAATCATTAACCGTAGATTTAGTTGGATAGAATTGAAGTTGTGCTTCAGATCCAGAAATAGCAAAATCAAAAGACCCTTGATCATAATAAGTTTCAACTCTACCATATTGATTCAAATATCCACGAGAATTATCGTGAAGAAGATCAACAATCATCAACTGTCTTTGTGCGTTGTATCTCTTGTCTCTAACATATGTGATATATTTTTGGAATCTAACATCACTCAGAAGGAAAGTATCTACTACACTAAATGGGGTTGATCTTGGATTACTATTAAATTGACCACCAAGATCATCAATAGAAAGAACTCTATTTCCAACAGATTCAAAATAATCAGTAAGAATTCTATTGGAGAAAATTATTTCATCAGAAACAACTTTTGAATTTTGATTGAGGTTATTTTCCTTAACAATATCAAATCCATAGACACAATTTAGACTTGCAAATCCATCAATATTATTAACAGCAGTTACATTTGTTACTGCCGTTGAGAGTCCAACAGTCATACTATTTTCATTATTTGACTCTAATTGATAATCAGAGAACTTTTTGTATCCTAATGTATGATTCTGAGCAGAGACAACATCAGTCCAAGTATCATATGGAACCTTAGATCTTAATGAATAAGAGAAGTTTTGATAATAGTAATTATCTTGTAGTTTTTGTAATTCAAAATTTAATCTACCAAAATCTTCCTGCCAACCTTGTATAACTTTTGAAGTTGCTCCTAAGTTGATATAAGAATCAAAAGAAGTAATAGAAGATGCAATACCTTGAACTTTAGAATTAAGTCCTTTAACAACCTCACCAACAACAAAATTATCATCAGAAGAAACTGTTAGTGTAGTAATTTTTGGATCCCAACTCTGAACAATTCCTGTAGCAGAATCTGACGTAACTGTTTCTCCACTAATAAAATTCCTAGTGTTTAAAACAACTTCAAATGTTGGGAAATGTTTAGAAGCAAGAATCTTTCCAGAGGAATTAACAGAATTAAAAGTTCCTGGGAACTCACCACCTTCAAACAATCCAGACATGCTATATGTAACACTTCCAATACCACCAAGGTTTTCAGTGATTCCAGTGACATCAAATAACTTGTAATTATATCCAGAAGAGTTATATCCTTTTCCAGTAGATCCTACACCAACACTAATACCCTCTACAAGAACTTTATCTCCAACTGCAAATGGGAAAATATTAACAGTACTAAATCCAACAGATAAAGTTGCTGTTACTGTTTCTGTTGCTGAATCAAACACTATAGTGTTGATACCAACTCCAGCACCACTTTGTGTTGGTATGATTGTTGGTCCAACATTACTCATCCCATTAGTATTTTTCAGAATTTCTACTTCAGATTTTCCAAGAGTTACTTTCAAATTAATATCAGAGACTACTTCACTAGTTTTTCCATCCAGCACAACTAATTCAGGTGGAACTGAGAATCCTCTTCCAAATGAAGTAATTCCAACACTATCAAGTGATGCCAGAGAATCCATTTTGATACTTTGAGGAAGAAGTATTCTTGGATTTAATGTTGGATCTGATGGTAAAGTAAATCCAATATTATCTAAGGTCATTCTCTTAAGAGAACCTATGGATGAACTTTCCGCCTCTAAAACAGCACCATTGCCACCAAGAGTGTTTACGGTAGTGATTCCAGGTAATGAATAATAATTTTTTCCTCTATCAGATAGTTCTACTTTTGCTATTGGTCCAAGTGTGTGGGTACAGTCAGTCTCATATGTGACTAACGACGAAGTGTCATATGAGAGTTTTTCTGGAGTTTCTGCAAGAGAATATGTAAATGTTGTTGTCGTTCCAACATTAATAGTGTGCTTTCCATTATACAGACTTTCTCTAGATACAATTGTGTTTCCAGAAATAACTTCAGTATCGGTATAAATCTCTGACTTTGTTGCAGGAAGATCACTTTCATACAAAGGAGTTAAATTGTAATAAAGTTCAGATGGAGTATTTTCATTAACGGATAATTCTGCTTTGGCACCAACTGTTCCTACTATTCCTTGTCTTGATAAATCAAAAGTATTACTTTCACTATATTTTTCCCATTCTTTAGTAAAGTTTTTATCAACATATAAATCAAACTTAAATGCTGGATAAGTTGTTCCTTGTTTTACATATGAAAGAGAAGGATCAGAGAGATCAAAAGTTACAGTGGAATTTCTATAAAGTTTCACCAGTGGTGATATTGGATTAATTGTTCCAAGAGATGCACTGGTTATTCCTACAGTAATTGGTTTTGATTGTGTTGCTTCATAGTAAGTATTTGACAATTTAATTAAATTATCATCTACTCTCACAACATAGTAAATTTTATCACTAGTAAGTCCTACAGATGATACTTCTGAGGTATGAATTACCTTATCACCTGTTTTAAATCCATGAGAGTTAATCGTTATAGCACTTGTAGTAGTGTTAACACCTGCAGTTACAAATCCAACTGGATTTACAACTAATCTTCTATTATAATCATTATAAGTAAGAGTTACGATTCCCGTATTTTGAGGATTAACATTGACAAAAATATTATGTGGAGAACTCAATCCATGAGTTCCTGCTGTTGAAACAGTAACTAAATTTCTTCTTATATCTCCTGTTAGAACACTATAATTTGTTCTAAAACTATGAGTATCTCCTGTTCCAACATTTCTAAAGAATAGAGTGGTTGAAAGTGTGTTTGCAAGACCAACGAAAGTTCCAGTTGTTCCAAGACCAACTCTTACCGTTGCAATACCAATCAAATCGTCATTTATCTTTGCAACAAATAGATTAGTGCCATCAGCAAGTGTAGTTCCTACCCCAACATTAGTTTCATCTTGTACAATTATTCCAGAACCTTTAACAGTCCCTATTCCAGTAGAGTATGTTACTTGATCTCCTGTTTTTAAATTGTGACCAGGGAGATAGATTGCCTTGGTTTGAATAAAAATAGAGGTTGCACCAGCACCAGGATTAGAGAAGGAAATTGTTGTTCCAATTCCAACTCCAGCAGTTGTTCCGAGTCCAACAGCATCTGAAGGATCAAAATAAATCTGCTTATTGAGAGTATAAGAGTAATCAGTTTTAAACCCAGAATTAATTCTTAATTTTCTAGGAACTTCGTAAATATATTTTCCTATTGTATGCGTTGTTCCAACAGTATTATCAAATGCTCTTAAAACTCTAATTCTTGAATTCAGAGGATCTACATTGAGAACCTTAACTTTTTCTGTTCCTATAATTAAAGTATCATTCTCTCTAATGTTTGGATAGTTTAGATCACCAGAAACTCTAAAGTAAGTTACTATACCAGTTATATTAGTATTACCAATAGCAACTCCTATAGTTCCCACTCCAGCAATTGCTAATCTATTTGTTCTTATACCAACATTATAAAATCCTTCAATTCCTGAAGATGTGGTAGATAAACCTGAAACAGTAATAACATCAAGAGGTTCAAAATTATGAGGATTATCTGAGAAGACCAAATATTCACCTTTTGTTTGTCCTGGATAAATCTCAACCCCTTCAATAATGCTTGAAGCAACACTTATGTTATTAACAGATTTTCCTTTTACTCTGGTTACTTTTGCTGCTACACCCTGTCCTTGAGTTCCATTATTATTAAAAACAAGAGTTTCATTAACGCGATAATTGGAACCCCCAGTAACAATACCGACACTATCAATTACACCAAAAGAAGTTGCTTCAATAGTTGCAGTTTGATTCAACTTATTTGGGACATAAAAATAAGAATATTCTAAATCATCTTCAATAACATTTAATGGTTCTGTGTTTCTACGCCAATCACTTGAAATATCAAAAGAATCATAATTTGATAATGGATTAAAATTAAATCTATCGGGAATGCCCTTGTAGTTATTGCCAATTACATATGGAAAAATTGGTTTACGATTTTTTTCAAAAATTCCAGAAGATTCTGCAAACTTATCATTTATAGTAACAAAATAGGCATAGGTTCCTTTTGGAAATTCTGGTGTTATGCAGAATCTTCCATTATTTTCATCAAGAACACTATCATCAGAAACTTCTTTATGAGTATAATCATTAATAAAGAATCCTTCTGGAAAAATAGATGTGGGAGGTCTATTATCTTTTAGTTCAATAGAGTATCCAGATCTCATCTGTGCAATTACACCACCATTCAAATTAGAGTATCCATATGGTCCATAGATTGGATGTCCATCATAAGCAAATCCTAAAATAGGAGAGTGTTTTGTAGATGCTACTTCAATACTGTTAACCTTTCTGAGATCTCTCTCACCATACAATATATTCCCTTCAGTATCTGTAGAAAAAACAGTTTCTCTAAGTTTTCTTGGTGCATACAAATGAGAATATTGAAGTCCAAAGTCATCTGATTTTAATCCAGGTATAATAATACCATCATCCTGTGAAAAATATGGATAATATTTTTCAAATAAATTTACTCTCCAATTTTGCACATTTGCTTTAAATACTGGTAATACTTCAGTTGATCCTGCTGGTATAACACTAATGGTAGTTGTACCAAAATCATCAGAATATCCTGCACCAGGTTCAATAATTTTAACATCAGTTACCGATCCATTTTCCAAAACAGGAACCAAAACTGCACCTACTCCATCACCTTCTATATCCAAATCTGGTGTAGAAAGATATCTACTTCCAGATTTTTGAATTATGACATCTACTATCTTTCCACCAACAACGATTGGAGTTAATTGGCAATCTGATCCAGATTCTAATTCAACTGTAGGTTGTCTATCTAAGTTAATAATCTCAGATGATCCATACCCAACTCCACCATTTTCAAGATGTATAGATGTTACTGTTCCTCTTACGATTGGTTGGAAAGAACCCTTAAATGTTTCTGTGCCAATAGAAGAAATTCCAACATTTCCAGATAAAGTTACAGTAATGTCTGGATAGTTAAAAATATGAGTTCCCACACCTACAGAGGTCATATCTACATATTGTTTTGTTCTTCTGTAAAATTCTCTGTCTGAAGAAACACCAATCTGAGAGAGATGGAAAGAATCTTTATCAACAACAGTTACATAATACTCCGTATCCACCGATAAACCAGATACAGGAGTTCCTGTGCAAGTATACTTTACTTTTTCTCCAGTCTTGTAATCGTGATTTACAATCGTAACTAAGTTAGATGCCGTATTGATCCCTGTGATTGGAGATGTTCTTTTTTTGTTTTCATAACCAGATCCACCATTAACTACATTGATGGAATTAACTACAGATTTTTTGTTTACTGATTTAAGAGAATGTTTTCCAATACCATAATCAGTTAAAAATACAGTGTTAAGTCCAGAAATTGCATCAGCTTCATTTTTATGCAGTCTAACAGTAACATTATCCAATACTGAGACGTAATAAGAAGAATTAGTTACTATTCCACTTACAGCTTCTTGATCTTTTGTTTGATATAAAACTTGCTCAGCATTTCTAAACTTATGATAAGTTGTGAATCCAATTCTTGATTGAGTAGATGCAGTTCCTGTGATAACTCTATTAGAAACTAAGTCTGCAAAAAACTCAACTTCATGGTCAATCAACTTCATGTTAGCTTGGGCAATCGCACCAGAACCATTTCCACCTTCAATTTTGATTGTTGGTGTGTTTAGATAATCAAACCCAGAATCTATTACTCTTACTTCTCTAAGAGATCCACTGATAGCAGGATATCCAGTTGCACCGGTTCCAACAGAGTCTGAAATAATCAAATTTGGTGGGTTTATTACATCAATATTTGTTCCTTCTGATAAAATATCAATTGACTCAATTTTTCCATATCTTATTACATCTTTACCTTTGTAATTTAAAAGTTCAACACCATTAACAAACATTCCAGTCAATCCTGGTTCTGTTTCTGTTAAAGTACCATCATTTAAAGGTTCTGATATTTTTCTTAAAATTTTCTGTGGTTCTAAAGTCTTTCCATTAAATTCAAAAGGTTTTATAGAACTGTTAGCAACAGTAGTTGAATTATCTAAGGAAATAAATTTAGAATTAAAAATATCATTTCTACTTCTTGCAAACTTAAGAGTTGAACCATTTACTCTTTTTACAAAATAAAGACCATCAGCAAATAATGCAGTGTCTCTAACTAATCTAGTATCACTACTTCCACTATCATTAATAAATGTTTCTGTAACCAGTTGCGCTGAATAGTAAACAGCATCTCCAGTATAGAAACCATGCTCTACTCCAGGAGAAATTTCAAATTCATCTCCAAGGAAAGTTCCAGAGAATTTGAATTCTCTAGATGCAGGATTTAATGGTTGTGAATCATAATGAGGTATTGATGGAGAAGAAATCAAATAATCTCCAGATTCGTTTTTATAAACATTATCAACATCAGTAGAATATATCTGTGATGATGGATAAGTGGTAGAGGAAACTTTTTGAATTCTCCTTTGAATTGTATATGTAGCACTTGTGTTTAAAACACCTTGTCCTCTTATAGTAAAAGTTTTTTCACCAGTTACTGATATGATTTTAGTTTCTTTTCTAACACCATTTAAGATAACTTCTGCACTATCACCAGATCTAAATTGATTAGGTACATTTAAAGTTACTTTATATGTGTTATTTGATGAATCTGTTAATTCAAGATTTTTAATTTTATATGTTGGTGAGATATTATAAAACCACTTACTAGTTTTAATATTTTTCTCAGAAATTCCAAGATTAGTTACATTAACCTTTCCACCTTTTAAAAGACCTTTAGTATTAACTGGAACATTAATAGAGTTCAGAACAGAGTTAACTCTTACCTCAATAACTTCATCTTGATCTAATTTAGACCTTCCATATGCAAATGTATTGACTCCTACGACTGTTGCATCTGCAACTTCGGCATCAATATCAGTAACTCCATAAAATTGTGTCAGTGACTTAGAAGTATATGAAGAAACTCCTACACTATTATCTGGATAACGGAAATATAACTCTCCTGTGGATCCAAATCCAACAGTTGAATCAACATCAATAACCGATGATCCTGCAGATACTTTGCCTATTATTCTTGTGGATGGTTCTACAGTAAATGCACCATACACTGACCCCTGTACAAAGGCATCGCGATTATATCCACCATCAATACTAAGTTTGTAAAAAGTTTTTCCGTAACCAACTTCTATCTTTTCAACACTGGTAATTGGTGCATACGCTTTGTTTATTCCACCACCAAATTTATATTCATTTTGATATAAAGTTGCGTTCTCTAAATTCTCTGGATCACCTTCAATAGGTTCTACTACTAAACTATTGACGATTCTATATTGAGCATTTGAAGGAGAAATCAGAAAATCTCTTGGTTTTACAATCCTTACATCTTCATTGTATAATGCTCTGAATAGAATTTCAAACGAATAATCAGTTCCTTTACTTCTATA